CAAAAAAATAATAGATGAGATACGATAACGTAAAGACATTAGTAGACCCAGATACCAAAAAAAGATACCTCAGAGGGGTAAAGTACCCAGCCATACCATACGATGATAATGATATATACATCATTACTGTGGCAGGTGATAGATTAGATTTGCTATCAAATGACTATTACAATAACGTAGATGACTATTGGATAATAATTTCTGCTAATAATCTTCCAGGAGATAGTATCTTTGTAACTCCAAACACACAACTTAGAATACCAATCAGAACATCGGAAGCTAAATTGGCTTTTGATACATTAAATGAAATATAAAAGTTACGAATAGATGTCAATATTTAAATCGACTTTCAAAGATTTTGTAAAGAATCAAATCAACGCCAGACAGAATCTAGTTAGCGTTAACGGGGACCGTGTCGTAGAACTACAGAAATATTCTGCAGCTACTCCTTGGGTAAAAATGACATCATTTGTTGACTACGCAGACATTAATAAAAATCCAAACGCTAAGCCTGATAAGGAATTAGCTAAGAGATATGTTTTAATGGGCGGTACTTTGTACCCAGATATGAATGATAAAACAGATAGACTGTTTTCTTTAAGATCAGGTATATTACAAAAAGGTGGTGCTTATGGGACTGATCTAGGTTCATCGAAAGCAGACAAAGCTGATTTACAATACGGCATTAGACCTATGCCAGGTATCACAAGCGTAAACGTTAAATCAAAAAGTGCATACGGTTCTTTGAGAGAAGCCACAGTTAAGTTCTTTGCTTGGGATGTAAAACAATTAGAAGATCTATTGATCTTATACATGAGACCAGGATACCCAGTTCTATTAGAATGGGGTTGGTCGATGTATGTAGATACAGGAGGAATCAAAGGAGATGATAAGAAAAATACTAAAGTAGTTAACCCGAAGGTTAAAACTTTTGATGATTACACTATCAACTGTTTCCAAGAGAATCTAACGCAACAAGAAATATACGATGCGATAGCAGCCAACCAAGAGAAATTTGGTGGTAATTATGAAGCTATGCTAGGCTTGATCAGGAACTATGAAACCTCTATGCTACCTAACGGAGGCTTCGAATGTACCACCACACTAATTAGTATAGGTGATATTATTGACAGCTTAAAAATGAATAGTGAGAATGGTGAGTTTAATAAAGGGAATGAGCAGGCCGAAAATAATGAATACAAGGATGAATTTGAATTACTTATAAACGCTTATCAATACAAGCAAGACGAGGCATCAATCGAAGCTAGCATACAAACTAAAATAAAAACGATTAAAGATGAAGCTTCAAAGATAAGTGACATTGATACTAATATTTACCAAGGTAATAGCCCACAGGGTTCAGCTGATATAGGAAATTCAAAAAATGCTATACATTCTTGCTATATGCAATTAGCATATTTCATTTTCATATTAAATAAACAAAAGAATTTATATACAGCTACCGATACCCTGTTAAATATAGAAGTTCCTCTACCTAGTATAAAAGATAATTATGGAGAAGGTACTTGTATAGCTTCTACCAATTCTATGACTATAGATAATGAAACTTGTATTATAAAAAATTCAAGTGCAAAGATTGTCGGAAGACAAGACATAGTCACTAATAAACAAATACCAGGATTCTTACCAGACGTTAGATTAGTAGAAGGTGGGAATTATGTTGCTACAGGTGTGGGCACAATGAAAGAATACCTATACGGTAATACTAATTTAGGTATAATAGGTAACGTGTACATCAATTTGGGTAAGGTGCTAGACGTTTATAAAAATGAACTTGTAAATAACAATGGAAATGTTTACTTAGGTAAATTTATAAAGAGTATATTAAAAGAGATAGAGTTTACTTTAGGATCAATAAATAGCTTTGATATATTCACTATCGAAAACAAGTTAGTGATTATAGATAAGCATTACGTAGAAGAACCAGGTCAAACTAGATACGGTAACAAATTCCAGATAAACATTTTAGGAACAGATACAATAGTTAGGAATCAAAAAATTGTATCTAAGATATTCCCTTCACAAGCTACTATCATTGCTATAGCAGCTCAAAGCAGAGAAAACGTTGCATCCTTACAGAGTTCTACCTACAGCTATATGAACAGGGGGTTAAAGAGCAGATTGTTCCCTATTATATCCGAAACAGATAAGGATAGAGAAAAAGAACAACAGAAAGAGGAAGATATTTGGGTAAACAACATCAAGCAGTTAAAGTATTACGTTAATACTGAAATTTTAAACTTTTCATTTGGTTACGATAGTACCAAAAATAAAACTACTTTCAACACTATCCTTAATAGCTTTTTGGTAAAACTGGATAAAGCTACCAACTACAGAGCTATAATCCCAGTATCCCTAGATATAACCATAGATGGTATAGGCGGAGTATCAATAGGTGAAATCTTTACCATAAATAAAGATATAGTACCTAGAGAATACCACGATAAAAGCGTTGGTTTTATAGTTACGGGTATATCACACGATATATCTAGACCTGACTGGCTGACGTCATATCAAACACAGTTCTGTTTATTAGATCAAGATCAAAGACAAGATGAAGTTAAAAAGCTAGTTGACCTAACTAATGCTAAGATAGAGAACAGAATTAAAGAAGATATAGATAAGCTAAAGAATTCAGTAGCATTATACAATGTTTTTGCTGCATTCTTTGTTGATGTGTTCAATCATAGATATGAAATAAAAATAAATGATAACACTCCTCAAAGTTCAATTAGCTTTAAAGACTTTGTTTACGATTCTAATGCCAGAGTAAAAGCTTTAAAAGCTGTCATAGAAGATTTCAAGCCTAAGTATAATGATGTTGTTATAACATACGACGACTTTATTAACGAAGCTAAGAAATCAATTAAAGCTATAATGGATGAATTATATCAAAAGCAAATAGAATTTGATAAGAATGATCCATTAAATGCTAAGAATTATAAACAACACACGTATGGTGTCATAAGCAAATTTGTTAGAGACTTCAATATAGCAAAAATAGAAAAACCACAAGAGTTAGTTAAACCGCAGAACTATACAGTTATCAACGTAGATCAAGTAATGCTTGGTTTTGTTAATGGTAAAAGCGACGGTTTTAATAAATACTTTAGCGAAATGCTACCAAACATTTTATCTTTATATAAATTAAATCAAGCCACCGCTTTAAACGATATTAAAACTTATGATGACAGCGTACCATCAATCTTGTTTAGATTATTAGATTTATCATCTGTAAAAAGCGAAGGTGTATTTATACCAAAGTATATGGACAATAAACTAATAATGGCTTATTCAACAGAGCAATCAAAAATAGTTAAATAAAGTGTACTACCCTAAATCAGAAATAACCTCTAACTTATATACCAGCGGAACGGAATTAATAAATACCGTTACGGGAGAATATTATAAAGGACCTTACTACGCAACATCAGACGGTAAATTCTATACCGGAAGTGATTATAGTCCGAGTGCTCAAGAACTTAGGAAACCAACTACACCCATAAATAAAGAAGGTTCAACACCTGCCACATATACAGCACAACCAACTGCAGACGACTATAGCAACGGATTCTTTGTTCGTTACGTAATCAAACGCGTTAACAGCGGCATCGAAACTATCAAAGAGATAAAAGAACAGGATTATAATACGATCCAGAGAAACCCTCTATACAGTTTTACCTCTTTCAAATGGAAGATAACAGGTGCTATGTTCGACGATATGTCCAACATGAACCGCCCAGTCTACGGTATCATCAATACCAACAAAAGAACTTTACTTGGAGAAGAAAAAAAGATTTCAGGTATTTCAAAGTTTTTTATAAATCTTGCACAATATTCTAAATAATCTTTGTATATTTGTACAAAGGTTATAGACAGTGTATTATATTATTGAAACGGAGGAGCAACTAGCTAAATTTTCGACATACGACTTTACGAATTGCTTCGTGGACATTATCATGATGAATGATAATTGTCACCCTCATCTATCTACACCATCCATAATCTACGTTAGACCTTTTAGATCTCGAGCTGGCTTTATGCTTTGCATAGACCATACTGAGACCTTTAAACTGCCTCTAGAGTCAGCGTTAGCCCTAATTCGCGAGAAAGCGGGGCAAATTTACGCTGTAGATGCTAAACGTCTAAGACACTTCCTAAACAGAGATAATGGCTTATTCTGTCTTAAAACAGGCAAATTCCTACACTCTGGAGAGATTATAGATGAATCTGCTCATAATACAGCAGCACATCGCTTCTTCTACCAGAGATACGAATGCAAGGAGAATGTGAATAGACTGATACCAGTAGCCAAGCATTATGAGAAAATGGAGAATCTGATTGATTCTATCAAGTTCAATGCTGCTTGGTTCAAGCCGAAGCACTACAAACTCTACGGATCTATGGCTAGTAGTGTTTATCAGAGGATAGAATCATCTGGAATTAAGCTTAACAATGTTGCTTTTACCCAACATTACACGCCGAAATGTACCGTAATGTCGGTTAAATCAGACATTATCTACACTCACTACAACATGTACACAGCTACTGGTAGACCGTCAGATGCGTTCAATGGGATCAACTTTAGCGCAATGAAGAAGGATGATGGGTCTAGAACTTCGTTTATATCTAGCAACGACATGCTAGTTGAGTTTGACTATTCTTCGTACCATTTACGGATATTAGCGAATATTATCGGATATAATTTTGAAGAGAGTGATATCCATACACACATTGGTAAGTTCTATTTTGGAACGGACCAGTTGTCAGAAGATCAATACAAGGAGAGTAAGTCATTGACTTTCAAACTTTTGTACACAGAAGCTGCAGCAGCTGAGGTGGATCAGATCCCATTCTTCAAAAAGGTAAGAGAATTTAAGAACGCTCAGTGGGACAAATACAAGAAGCTAGGTTATGTAGAGAGCTTTATCTCTAAACGACCTATCAAAGGATTAGAAACAAAGACTCAGATCCTTCCGTATATCCTACAGAACTATGAAACAGAACGTAACATTCTGATTCTAAACGAATTGCTAAATTTTTTAGCAGACAAGAAATCGAAGATAGTGTTGTACAACTACGACTCATTTCTGTTTGATTTCAGTAAGAAAGACGGAAAGGGTCTGTTAAAACAGATAAAAGCGATAATAGAGCAGGATGGATACCCAACCTCTTGCAACTACGGCAGCAACTACCAAGACATGAACAAATTAATTTTTTAGCTTAATAATCAGATATTTATATATGTTATTCGATCAGTTATCACAAATCCCAGAAGACCAATTGAACAAGCTATTTTGCACGTTTACGAAAAAAGATGAGTTGGACTATACCATCTCGGACATCAAGTCCAAGTATAATGTCCTATACTCTAAGGTCTTTGTCCTAGAAATTGCGGATGGGGACGAGTACGTGTGTACCTACAACATCGATAGCGATAATATCAACAAGAATAACCTTTTACCCTCAACCATCTTAATGCACCGTAGAAAAGAGACCAATACTCTTTACACGATCAATTCGCTAAATTCTTTAGTAGCCAGCTTAAATAATGGGGTAATAGATAAAAATTTCAAAGTTAATTGGCCAGATTATAAAAATTCCATACTTTTGACACGCAGCGGTGAATTCCGTAAATTAGATACCAAGATCCACGATATAGTTGTTTTGAACTAATGTGGATAAAATTATTTGGTGGTTTAATTTCAACATTGTAATTTCGTTTTTCAAATTTTAAAAATAACAGTTATGTCCAACATTGATTTAATCAAGCAGAGATTGAACAAGCTTCAATCAAAATCCACAGGCAATTTTGAAAAGATCGATTACTCAACATTATTCTGGAAGCCTAAATTAGGCAAGTCAGTATTGAGAATCGTGCCTCGTAAAGCAAACCGTGACTTCCCATTCGTAGAAGTCCCATTCCATCAGTACAACGTATTCAAAAAAAGCGTTTACTCTTTGTCTAACTTTGGAGAGAAAGATCCAGTAGAACAATTAGTAAAAGAACTTTACACTGAGAATACAGAAGAGTCTAAAGAATTAGCTCGTAAGATCAAACCTCGTACTAAGTATTATGCAAATGTATTAGTTCGTGGTGAAGAAGGCTCAGGCGTTCGCTTATGGGAGTTCAACAAAACTACCTATGAGAAATTATTAGGCATCATGGCTGACGATGACTTTGGTGATGTAACAGATATCGCATCTGGTACTGACTTAACAATCGAAGGTTACAACGATTCTATTAAGATCGGT